GCGAGGCCTGCGCCGCGCTGGGAATCAGCATGAATACCCTGCATCGCAAGTTGAGCGAGATCAGCGTCCGCGACAAGCGCAAGCGCCGCGCCGATGCCGGCGATACCCAGTTGATCCGTGAAGAGGCTGAGATCATCAGTGCTTATTTGCTGGAGCACCTGCGAAAAAACAACAAAAAAACCAAGTCCATTAAGGGGGCAGTCAAGGAATTGCGCGACAACGGCGAGATCGTCGCCGGCCGGCTGGATGAATCGACCGGCGAAATTATCCCGCTGTCCGAGGCCACCATCCAGCGTGCCCTGCGCGGCTATGGCCTGCATCCCGAACAAGTTTTGGCGCCGGAACCGGTTATGACCCTGATCAGTAAACACCCTAACCACGTTTGGCAGATCGATGCCTCGCTATGCGTGCTTTACAAACTGCCAGACCAGCCCGGCTATGGCATTACCGAAGTGGAGAGCACCGAGAAATACAAAAACAAACTCAGCCACTTTGCCAAAATCGAGCACCGCCTGGTGCAGCGTTACCTGATCACCGACCACGCCAGCTGCGCAGCGTTTTTGTATTTCGCCTTTGGTGGCGAGAGCACGGAAAGCCTGTGCATGCTGCTGATTCAAGCCATTCAACAGCGCGGCCAGTACCCGTTTTACGGCATACCGGTGATGATCTATCTGGACAGGGGCAGCGCTAACCGCTCGGCCACTTTCAAGAACCTATGCAAAGCCTTGGGCATCCGCCTGGAATACGCCCAACGCGCCCGCGCCAAGGGCCAAGTGGAAAAAATGCACGACGTGATCGAGCTGGGTTTCGAGTCCGGTTTAAAAATGGCCACCCATATCCGCAGTGTGGATCAATTGAATGAACTGGGGCAGAAATGGACGCACCACTTCAATGCCACCCGCATCCACACCCGCCACGGCAAAACCCGTTATGCCGCCTGGCAGTTGATCAGGCCAGATCAGTTAATCACCACCAATCTCAACACCGATCAGCTGCTGCTGTTGGCCCGCGAGCAGCCCAAGGCCTGCAAGGTAACGCCGTATCTAACCGTTAATTTCAAAGGCGCGGAATATGACGTTTCCAAAGTGGTTGGCGTGATGGTGGGCGAAAACCTGACCATTACCCGTTGCGCATTTAATGCCGAATTCGCCCAGGCGGTATTGCACGACGAACAGGGCCATGAGGTATTCCAACAATTGCCGGTTAAAGCGCGCGATGCCGATTGGGGCTGGTTTGCCGAAGGGGCAACATTTGGCGAGGAACACAAACGCCATGCCGACACCCCGGCGCAAACTGCTCGCAAAAAGTTGGAACGCCTGGCGATGGATGCCGAGACGGACAGCGAAGCAGCCGCTAAGCGCAAGGCCAAGGCCACGCCGTTCGGTGGTCGCATCGATCCGTACAAAGACATGAAGGATTTCCATCACCCGGCCTATTTCCCCAGCCGCGAAACCCAGCGCGATCTGGCGGCATCGGCGGTCGAGCTGATCCGCATGAACACCGTGCAAATGGCCAAATGGTTACGCGGCCGGCTGGGCAGTGAATATGAACCGGCCATGCTGGCGGATTTGACTAAACGTTTCCCGGACGGCGCTACAGAGCCGGAAATGGAGGACGTATTGGCCGACCTACGCGCCGGACGTACGGCGGGTGGTAAAGCCAGATTGCAGGCGGTGTGAAATGTGGTTCTGCAATGTACTGAATTGTGGTGGTGGCAAGTGTGTACATCAAGTAACTGACGCACGTTGCCCGTACTGCAATAACCCACTGGTTCGCGTCGTTACGACTGGATTCATGTTTTGTTCAAACCATGAATCGATCTGCGATTACGAGCTGGATATCAACCGAGGAGAAAAACATGACTAAACACATTTTGAAACTCGATCCGGAATTTGTTCCGGAACTGCTCAGCGGCGAGTTGCGCTGCCAGATCAGGAAAAACGACCGCGACTATCGGCCGGGCGATACGTTGGAACTGCGCGAAACCGTATCGTCTGCCAGGCAAATGGCATTCGGGGAATCGCTGAAATACACAGGGCACGTTGTGCATGCCGGGGTTGTTGGGGTGTTGTATCTCGGCCAATTCGGGCTCGATCCTGATTTCGTCGCGCTGTCGATTACCTTGCTTGGCGATGGCGTTAATACAGCCTTGAGGGAGGCGGCATGAAGATTTACATCTGTTTAGAAGACGCCCCGCTGGGTGGCGTAGACATCAAGGTCATGCGTGTGGGGGAAGCCAATAACCACGACCTGAATTCCGACACGCCGGCCAACGAGATGGCAAAGGATCTGGAAGCGCGCATGCAGCAGGTAATCGCTGCAGGCGTAAAGATGTCCGCCAAGCGCCGGGAGCAGATCGGATGCTTGCACTAAAGCCCTTTCTGCAACAGCACGGTATCAGCCAGGCCAAGCTAGCGCGATCCGTCAACGTCAGTCCAGCCACCATGGCTCAATTGCTGAATAAGCACATTTGGCCAACAGTGCCCACACGCAAGACGTTGCAAAGCACGATATGGAACGAGTTGTTTCTATTGGGTGTAGAAGTCGATGCCGATGTATTTGAACCCATCCCAACTGCGCCAACAGCCGGGACGGAAATTGAAGCGGATGAAGCCGCTAAACAACTGACCGAGGAGGTCGCCGACATGTTACTACGAAAACAAACACTATCGCCACAAGCCCGCAAATCCTTTGGCTTGTTCCGTGACCCATTCCAGGATGACGCCGGATGCCCGCGCCGTGCGTGAGCATCTATGGAGCACCGCCAAATTCGGCGGATTTCTGGCTATCGTCGGCGAATCCGGCGCCGGCAAATCGACACTGCGCGAAGACCTGGTTGAGCGCATCAATCGCGAAAACGCATCTATCGTCGTGATGGAACCGTATGTGTTGGGCATGGAAGACACCGACCAAAAAGGCAAGCCCCTCAAAGCCGCCGCCCTGATCGACGCCATGATTCGCGCCCTGGCGCCACTGGAGAGCCCCAAGCGCACGCTGGAAGCCAAGGCCGCCCAAGTGCATCGGCTGTTGAAAGACAGCCGGCGCGGCGGCAACAGCCATGTGCTGATCATCGAAGAAGCCCATGGCCTGCACAAGCAGACGCTCAAACATTTGAAACGCTTCTACGAGCTAAAGGATGGCATGAAGCCCTTGGTATCCATCATCCTGATCGGCCAGACCGAACTAAAAACCAAGCTCAGCGAATCATCCCCCGACGTGCGGGAAGTGGTGCAGCGTTGCGAGTTGGTGGAGCTGCCGCCGCTGGACGCGCACCTGGAAGGTTATCTGCGCTTCAAGTTCGACCGCGTCGGGGCGGATTTATCAGTCATCGCTGACAAGGATGCAATGGACGCCATCCGCGGCCGGCTGATCTTTAGCCGCTCCGTCAGCAAATCCCGTGAAACCGTCAGCCTGATGTACCCGCTGATGGTCAACAACCTGGTGACCGCCGCGCTGAATCAAGCGGCGGCACTGGGATTCCCTACCGTATCGGCGGACCTGATCCGCGAAGTTTAGGAGGTTTTATGGCAGTCATTACCGATGAAATGAAGGTTTCCCACGACCACGACTACCCTAGTTTCCTGGAGATTCAGGTGCGGAAAAAACAGAAATATATCGAGGACGTGGAACTGAAAAATAAATACCTGAAACGCGACCGCTGGAACGGCTGGTTTGCGGCGGGGACGTTGGCGGTGGTACTGGGTATCGTGCTGTATCAATGGCTGGTTGCGGAGGTGTTGTCATGCACGGTTCATTGATTCGCATCCAGTCCGATACCGACAAACTAGGCGCGGCGATTTTTCGCGACAACCGCTACATCGTGCCGATGATCAAATCGGCCCGCCTCGGCAAGATGCGCAAATTCTACAAATGGGAGCTGCGCCGTGGCTAAGGACCAATTGATTGATATTGACAGCGTGGTGCACTTGTTGGGCGTACCAAAAACCAGCCTAGAGGTTTTCAAATCCAGCCTGCCGGATTTTCCGGACGGCATCGGCAAAAAGGGCTGCACCAAATTTTACAGCCGCAATGCCGTGTTGAAGTGGCGAAAAAGCCATGATGTTAGAACGTTGATAAGGGATCTGTCGCGTGCCCGTTACCGGAGCCGCAGGGTACCGCCCGCCGCCGAGCCCGGTAATCGGCAATTGGACTTTGACCTGGCGCAACGGTTTTTACGCGGTGCGTTTGCCGGTCCCAGCCAGCGCGAACAAATCGAAATGAAAAAACTGGTTGCCCGCAATTTTGGCAAGGGCATAACACAACGTGTAACGGTTGCATCCGATTGGCACGATTAACTCAGGATACATTATGACCACAGTGATACCCGACGGCTATTTGGCCGATAGTTATGGCCGCTTGACGCCAATCGACAGCATCAAAGACATTGATTTGCTGCGCAACGATACCGTGATCGGTTTAATCGGCAATGCCAAAGGTTTGCAGGAGCAGATGAAAGCCTTCAAGCATCAAGCGCTTTCCGATATCACCACCTTCGTCAATCTCTCCGCCGAGAAATACGGCGTCAAGCTGGGTGGCAAAAAGGGCAATTTGCAACTGGTCAGCTACGACGGCAAGTACAAAGTGTTGCTCGCTGTCAGCGATAGCCTGGCTTTCGACGAACGCTTGCAAATCGCCAAGCGGCTGATCGACGAATGCATCCATGAATGGGCCGCCAACAGCAATGTGGAGATACGAACCCTGATTGAGCACGCCTTCCAGACCGATAAACAGGGCAATATCAACACCGCCCGCATCTTCAGCCTGATGCGAGTCAAGATTGAGCACCCAAAATGGAAGCAGGCCATGGAGGCTTTGAAGGACAGCATCCAGATCACCAGTACCAGCCAGTATTTGCGGCTGTACGAGCGAGTCGACGACACCGATCAGTATCGGCAGATTGCGATGGATATTGCGGGGTTATGATGGCCGAGCAACCTACTGCCAACAACCGCCAAGCCCTCTACGCCAAGCTGGCTATTGGCAAAAAGGATCTGGGCTTCGATGATGAGTATTACTACGGCATCTGGCTACCGATGCACGGCGCAACCATCAAAGACGGCAAATACTCGGCATCGACCATGAGCATCGGCCAGCTGATGGCCGCCGTGCAGGATATGGTCGACAAGGGTTTCATTGTTAAGCATAAAAGCGCTAATGCGCCCGGCAAAGGCTCGCATCGCAAACTGGCCGATGATGCGCAAAGCAAAAAAATTCGCGCCCTATGGCTGGAACTGCATGCCGCCGGCAAGGTGCGCGATCCGTCCGAGCGGTCGCTGGCGCACTTCGTCGCTGGCCAGGTTAAATCGTCGCATGGCGTCGAGGCGCTGCAATGGCTGGATGGCCATCAGGCCAGCCGGATTATCGAGCAGCTGAAAAAATGGCTGGCACGGCCAGTCAAGGCCGCCTGAGATGATCACCGCCGACCACATCCTGCAGGATCTGGAGGCTTACGCCTACCGCCGGGTGCTGGTCAACCATCCGGAGCGGATCGCGCGGGCCTGCGCCGGCGCGTTGTTCCAATGCCTGTTTTTAAATTTTCGCAAACAATACATGTACGTGCCGACTAGCGATAAATCGGAACTGCATGACCGCTATGAATCGATTTGGCATGATTTCAACGGCCGCAACCATGGCGAGCTGGCGATCAGGCACCGGCTGAGCATTCAGCAGATTTACACTATCACTAACCAAATGCGCCGGGAACAAATCAAAACCAGGCAGCAGGACCTATTCCCGCTGCCCGATACACCGATCAGTAAGCCGCTGACGCTGGTGGTGCTGGAAGACTACCTACCCGCCGACCTGCAACGCGCCGGCTTGCCGGTCGATCAGGCTAACCACCTGGCGAGCGAGATCGCCGATTACCTATGCGCCACTTATCCCGGCATCTCGATACGCATCACCGAGGCGATGTGGAACAAGCGCTCAAAACCCGATAGTGATGATTTATTCGACCTGGGCGATCCGGAACCGGCCTGAGCGAATCTGGGGCGATTTAAGCCCTGTTTGCTAAAAAACCGCGATAACGATGGGTGGTGATGGATAAAACGGCCGTCATAAAGCCCGTAAATCGTTTATAAACGTTTTTCCGATGATGGGCTAAATAGAAATTAGGATAAAAAACATGTTCCCCGGATTTAATGATTGCCAATGCAAAGATTGTGATGCCTGGATGCAGGAATATCCGGAGAATAAACAGCTGGGTAACTGCACTAGACTACCAATAATTATCCCCTGTGACGGGGTTATCGGATTGATTAGGCCGAACGATTGGCGAGACAACCCCGATGTGACTCGCGATATTAAAATTGTTCGAACAACTGCTGATTTTGGCTGTGTCGGATTTACGCCGAAAAGAAAATAAGTGGAATGTAGGGTGGGCACGAAGTTTGTGCCCACGCGAAACATTCTTTACTCGCGCTGGCATTGCATGCTCGCCTTTTATTAAATCCCTTTAATCCTCCCTGATGGCATGAGCCGCCACAATGCGGCCCATGAGCACATCCAAACCGATCCACATATTCAAGGCCGGCACCCATATCGCGATGAGCGGGCAGGCGATGTCGTTTTCAGAATCCGACTTGCAAGCCAGTGCCAGCGCATACGATCCAGCGTTGCACGAAGCGCCTCTTGTAGTTGGCCACCCAAAAACCGACTCCCCCGCTTATGGCTGGGTCAAAGGTCTGTCGTTCAGCGAAGTCGGATTGCAGGCCGAGCCTCATCAAGTCGATGCCGAATTTGCCGAGCTGTTCAGCGCTGGCCGCTTCAAAAAAGTTTCAGCCAGTTTTTACCCGCCCAATTCCCCGGCCAACCCGGTGCCTGGCGTGTATTACCTGCGGCACGTCGGCTTTCTCGGCGCCCAGCCGCCTAGCATCAAGGGCCTGAAACAAGCCGAGTTCGCCGATTCCGTCGATTGCGTCACCTTTGAATTTTCGGAATACGACGACGTACAAAATGCCTCGCTGTGGCGAAGCGTACGCGAATGGATTATCGGCAAGTTTGGTCTGGAAGAAGCCGACAAGGTCGTGCCGCAATACGCCGTCCAGCAAATGGAGCAATCCGCGCAACAGGAATTACAAGAAGCCGCCGCCGAAGTCGCCGGTCAGGACACCACCATCCCCGCATTTCACGAACCCAACCCCGGAGGCACCATGAGTGTAGAAGACAAGGCCCGGCTCGCCGAGCTGGAAGCGGAAAACATCCGCCTCAAACAACAACAGGTCGATTTTGCCGAACAGGAAAAGCGAAACAAGGCCGCCGACAACCACGCCAAAAACCTGATGTTCGCCGAAGGCCTGATCACTGCCGGCAAACTGCTGCCGGCGCAAAAAGACCTGACCGTCAAACTGCTGAATTTAATAGGTGGCCAGGAAGAAGTGATTGAGTTCGGCGAAGGCGATGCCAAAAAGCTGCTGCTCGATGCATTCAAAACCGATCTGCTGGGCAAACTGCCGAAACAAGTTGAGTTCGCCGAGGTATCCGGTGCCGATGCCGGTATCGATCACGCTGTCGGCGATGCCCAGCACAAACAAAAATGGGCCAACGATGCCGCTTTGCGCGCCGAATTCGCCGAGGACGACGACTATGTCGCCTTCGCCAAGGCGTTCTCGCTCGGCCAAATCAAAACCGTAGGAGCTAAATAATGACGACCCTGGCTATCAACAAACCGCGCGCTTATGAATTGGGCGAGCGCAATCATTTGCCGGTCATCGCGTCCGACATCATTTACGAAGGCGCGGCGGTTGGTGTAGTTGCCGCCAGCGGCCATGTTAGGCCGTTAGTGGCTGGCGATAATTTCGCCGGCTTCGCCGTATCGAAAGCGGATAACGCCTCCGGTTCGGCAGCGGCCATTAATGTCGAATTACTCGACTGCGGCGAAATCAAACTCGCGGTTTCCGGCGCGGTGATTACCGACATCGGTCAGCCGGTCTATGCCACCGACGACGATACGTTCGTGTTCAATCCGGTCGGTGCTTCCTTCATCGGTTTTGTGAAACATTTCGTTTCGGCCGGCGTGGTGGTGGTCGAGTTCGACGCCGACGCCTTTGTCGATCCGTACGGCGATTACAGCAAACGGGAAACCATCTCGGCCGATAAAACCCTGGACATCGAGGATAACGGCAAGGTGTTTTTCGTCGATACCGACGCCAAAATCATCACGCTGCCCGCCGTGGCCACGCCGGTTAACTGCCGCATCGTCAATATCGGCGCATTCGGCACCGTGGCCGTCAATGTGTCGCCGCAGGCCGCGGACAAAATTCAAGGTCCGGATTTGCCCGGCACCGACGATCACGACCTGGTCAATACCAAGGCCACGGCAAGGCGCGGCGATTTTATCGAGTTACGCACTGGCGACGCTAATGGGCCAATCGTTTCAAAACTTCGCGGCACCTGGGCTACCGCATAACTTTAGGGGATAACAATGGATTCAAATTTAATCAGTAGCCGCGCCGTTGTCGGCATGTATTACGCCGCGCTGGAACAAGGCGCCGTGCCATGGCTGGACCCGATTTCCAATTATTTCACCAGCGATCAGCCGGAAGAGATTTACGCCATGCTGGGCCAGGTGCCGATGCTGCGCGAATGGATCGGCGGCCGCCATGCTAAAGGGCTATCCGATGCTCAGTTCTCAATCAAAAACCGCCATTTCGAGGCAACCATCGAGTTTTTGATTAAAGACATGCGCCGCGACAAAACCGGCCAGATTCGCGCTCGGATCAACGAATTCGCCCAACGCGGTTCGGCGCATTTCGCCTCGTTGATTTCCAGCCTGATCGTCAACGGCGCATCGGCGTTGTGTTACGACGGCCAGTATTTTTTCGATACCGATCATGCCGAAGGTGATAGCGGCTCGCAATCCAACAGCATTACCACCGACATTTCCGCTCTGCCAGCTGCGGTTCATGGTTCTGCCACGGCGCCGAGTCCGGAGGAAATGCAGCAAGCCATCCTGGCCAGTATTTCCAAAATGTTTACCTACGTCGATGACCAAGGCGAGCCGATTAACGAAACCGCCAGCCAGTTTTTAGTGATGGTGCCGGTGGGGCTATCAGAAGTTACCCGTTCGGCATTGAGCACGGCGCGGGTGGCCGGCACCAGTACCTTCAGCATGGACGGTTTTAGTATCCAGGCCGCCGTTAATCCACGGCTGACATCGGCCGGCTGGACAGATAAATTCGCCACATTCCGCACCGACGGCAGCATCAAGCCGCTAATTCGTCAGGAAGAAACCAAACCGGCGCTGAAAGTGAAGGATGAAAACAGCGAATACGCGTTCGACAACGACGCGGTGCAATTCGGCATCGATACCTGGCGCAACGCGGGCTATGGCCGCTGGCAGGGCGCGGTTTTGAATCAACTGGTTTAGGACTGACGATGAAATTTTATAAAACCATTTTGCCGGTGACGTTTGCCGCCGGCACCGAGCTGGCCCTTGATGACAGGCAGGTATCATCCCGGTCGCATTTGCTGACCGAGATCGACGATGGCTTGTATAGAGCCGAGCAGCAAGTCACGTTTAAAGCGGGGGAAATTGTTGGTCTGGAAGCGGCGCCGAATAAAGGCGAGTTGGGGCTGGTTGAGATTTTGGATGATCAACAGTTGGGCGATGATGAGTCGGATGATGACGAATCTGATGGTGATTTGTCGGGTGGCGATGAGTCCAACCAGGATGGCGAAAAGAATGAAAACGAGTCTGGTGGTGATTTGTCGGGTGGCGATGAGTCCAACCAGGATGGCGAAAAGAATGAAAACGAGTCTGGTGGTGATTTGTCGGATGGCGATGAGTCCAACCAGGATGGCGAAAAGGATGAAAACGAGTCTGGTGGTGATTTGTCGGGTGGCGATGAGTCCAACCAGGATGGCGAAAAGGATGAAAACGAGTCTGGTGGTGATTTGTCGGGTGGCGATGAGCCCACCCAGGCCGGAGAATCCGCCAATTCGGAACAAGCTGCAACTGTCAGAAACCCCAGAAAACCGCGTAAATGAATTATTGCAGCACGCAAAATCTCATCGATCTGCCCAGCGGTGAGCAGGAGCTGATTCAGCTCACCGACCGCGACAACCTGGGCGTCATCAACGAGGCTGTTTTGGCTAAAGCCATCGCCGATGCCGGCGCGGAAATGAACGGCTATTTAACCCGCTATAAATTGCCGCTTACCCACGTGCCGGAGAATTTTGTCCGCCTCGCCTGCGATATTACGCTGTATCACCTGTATCGCGGGCGAATGTTGGATGAAGTGGAACGGCGTTACAACGCGGCGATTAAATATCTTGAGCAGATCGCCGCCGGAAAAATCACGCTGGCCGCCGATGTGGTTGGCATTGCTCAGGATTTGAGCAATGACGATGTGGCGTTTGCCGCGACTGAAACGGTATTTAGCCCAGGCCTTTTGGAAAATTTTTAACAACAACCGAGAAAATTATGATTTTAAAAAAATGTGCATTCGCTTTAATCGCCATCGGATCATTGTTGATCGGCATTGCCCCCGCAACGGCATTTACCTACGCCGCCGCTACCAAAACTGCCCGGATGACGGCGGTACGTGACCAGGTTGATTTGGGGGCGGGCGCCGGCAAGCTGGAGATTGGCAGCGCCGGTTTTGCCACGACTTGCGTCACAGTTACGTTAAACGATCCATCGGGCGCCGTATCGGGTAGCGTGTTGACATTATCGGGGTTTCCCAAAACCGTGGCAGCGTCCGCCACTTGCACCGCCGCCGAGGCCAGAATCCGCGATAGCAATAACACCGATGTGGTTACCGGCATGACGGTCGGCACCTCCGGGACAAATATCATCCTGGACAATCTCAGTATCAACAGCGGCCAGAACGTAACCATCAACGCCTCGCCAACGATCACGCACGCGCCGTAAAACGAACCCATGAAACACGCTGATTTTGTCGATGTAACGGCGGCGAACAAGCCCAATGCGGCGACGGCATTTCAGATGCCAGCGTCTGGCGTTGCGCCGAATAGGACGCCGGGCGAAGCGGGATACGCAAACAACGACACGATGCCCTACTCAGCATTCAGCTCGGCTGGTTTTGAAACGGGCATTGGTACGTATACAACCGGTACACCGAACACTGTTGTTCGCACCACGATTCTGTCATCCAGCAACTCAGGCAGCGCAGTCGATTTCAGCGGTGGCGGTGATGTAAATTTCAGCGTTCAGCCAATCGCAAAACTCGTTGAGCTATTGATGCGCCCAGGCGTTGTCATTGTTCGAAACGACGGCTCGGCAACACAATCCATTGCTGCATCGACATTTACAAAAATAACCACCGCATTAGCTACAGAGACGAAAGATCAGCAGGGCTGGTGGGACCATGCAAACTCAAAATTTTTGCCCAACAAATCTGGCTCTTATTTGATTATTGCCGGCATGCAAATAGCGTTGGCCGATCAATCATCAGCTATTGTTTTGGTTAGATTAAATGGCTCTGACTATGCGCATTTAGCGCGAGGCTGGATGAGCGCAGCATCTGGCACTCCGAACGCCGGCGTTTCCGGTTCGACTATCGTTTTGTTAAATGGCACAACGGACTACGTTGAGATGTTTGCGTATCAGAATGATACCGTTGCGCGATCGACAATAGCCGGAGCAGAGCGTCTATTTTTCATGGCTGTAAGAGTTGGGGATTACGAATGAGTTTAGCGGTACAACTTCTTGCAATTTATCCAGACCTTGATCTATTCGAAACAGTTCAGATTGTTGACGAGGGCAGTGGGCCGTATATAGCGGTGTGGTTAGATCCCCGGCCGCAGCCTACGCCGGATGAATTGTCAGCGGCAACTGTGCTGGCAATGAGGTCTAAAAGATTTTTGGAATTAAAACTGGCGTGTAAAACCGAAATTGAATCAGGGTTTTACTCGTCCGCGCTTGGAACGCAGCACAAATACGACTCCGCTTTGCCGCAAGATCAAATCAATCTAACCGGCGCAAAACTGGCCGGCGTAGATATGGAGTTTACCTGCACCGACGAATTTGGTGTGAAATGGCAAAGGCCTCACACCGCTGCGCAAATCTCAACTGTTTATGCGGACGGCATGCTACACATTCAGGCCGCAAAATCGACGCTATATGCAAAGCTGTCGCAACTAAATGCGGCGGCCGATATTGACGCGGTTAACGCAGTAACCTGGCAATGAGCTACGGTTTCGGCGCCTACGGCAAGCATGCCTATGGGACTATCCCAAGCCCCGCCGGCATCACCGGTTCATTGTCGATCACTGAATCCGGCAATGATTCAGCGGCCATTGCCGGCGGCGTCGAGATTGCTGCACAACTGGCCGTTACCGAATCCGGATCTGATAGCGCGGCTATCGCCGGTGGTGCTGAAGTATCGGCGACATTAAGCGCTACCGAAACCGGCGCCGACTCGGTCGATGCCAGCGGGTCAATTGCAATTTCTGCTGATCTGGCGGCTGTCGAATCCGGGTCTGACGAGGCAAGCATTGGCGGTATTGTCAATATTGCCGGTCAGCTTGACGCGACGGAGTCGGGCAGCGATACCGTAGCGATCGATGCGGCCGCTACGATCACCGGCGATCTATCCGCTGTTGAAACCGCAACCGACAGTGTCGATATTACCGGCAGCGTGGACGATGGGGTGATCAGCGGCAACCTGGATGCCGTTGAAACAGGCAGCGATAGCGTTGAAGCGCAAGGCGTTGTCGAGGTAGTTGCCGGCCTGGCGGCTACTGAAAATGGCTCTGATACTGTTGAAGTCGATGGCGAGGTGGCTATTTCCGGCGATCTCAGCAGCGAGGAAACGGGCGTGGATTCTGTGCTGGCCAGCGGCTCTATATTCGTCGCCGCCAGGCCTTTGCGGTTTACAACCCAGGTCAGTTTAGCAACTGAAATCGGCACGGTTGTGATGCCGCGTTATCGAATCTCTACCGAGGCCGTTCGTGTCAATTAATCCATTCATCATCGGCGCCACTGTTAAAGTGACCGCCAGTATCGTCGATCCGGCAACAAACTTGCCGGCCGATCCCGGCGGCTTACTGCTGAAGGTTCGCTCTCCGGATAAAACGCTGCTGACATACAGTTACGGTGCCGATCCGGACATTGTTAAAGACAGCACCGGCAATTACCACGCCGATCTGCTGCTGGATAAAGCTGGCGTTTGGCACTGGCGCTGGGAAGCCGGCGGCGCGCATACCGGCGTCGCCGAAGGTACGTTAACCGCCAAAGCCAGTCTGGTTTTATAAAAACTTCGCCTTACCTCTTTCATGGCTCATCTTAAAGGGCTTTAACTCCGAGCCCCCCCGGAGATCATTAAACTGCCGGCATGAACTATTTTTCTGCCGCAGACCTGATTCAAGCAAAGCTTACCGAGCATCTAGCAGCGGCTAGCCTTAATTGCCATGTCGCCAAGGCTGCCGGCTGGAAACATTTGCTGGAAAGCCTACAAATGACCCCGGCCTGTTTCATCTGGCATCAAGCCGACAAAATTCAAACCAATCAGTCCGGCAGCCGTGGCCTCGGCAAAAATCAAATCGTTGATCAAATCTGGAACGTGGTTGTCGCGGTTCGCAATGTCGGCGATGCCAGCGGTTATTCCGCGCAACTCGATGCGGACGCCATTATTTCAGCCGTGCTGGCCCTGCAGGGCGACAAGTTGGATTCCGAACACGGCCATTTATACCGCGCGCAGTCTCAGTACATGAGCGGCTACGTCAAAGGGTTTGGCATTTACCCATTCGCATTTTCCACCCGAATTTTCACTTAACGAGAGGCTGTTATGGCAGACCCCAAAAAAACCGAGCAAACCATCGAGACAGTGGTCGTCATTATCGCTGTCGACAACCACGAACATAACGGCATCATCATTCCCAAGGGCACGAAATTGGATGTCAGCCCGGCCACGGCGGAATGGATGCGTCAACAACACATTATCGAGGGTTAATCCATGGCGGATTTGAATGTACAGCAAGGCCTGATCTATGAAGGCAACATCCATGCCCAGCGCTATGTTTCCGGGGTATTGCAGGCCAAGGCCATCGGCCCGTTTGAAGTAACTGGGCTAACTATTAAAGCCGGCAATGAACCGAAAGAGCGGAAATCCAATTTAGTTGGGCAATCCGGCAAAGTGCGCGGCACGTTTGCCCGTACGATGCCTACAGAGCTCAAAATTTCAGCCAACGCGGCAAATTCCGATTTGTATGCGCTTTTTTTGCTGGGCTCGACGGCGGCATATAGCGTGGCCGGCGGCTCGGCAACTGGCGAATCCGTCGCCAGCATGGAACACGACAAATGGTACAAGCTAGCACACGATAACGTTTCGGCCGTGGCTATTACCGACAAGGTGTTGGGTACGGATTTCGAAGTGGACGGCAAGCTGGGGCTGATTCGAAATCTGTCTACCGGCTCTATTGCCAACAATGCCACGGACTCAGTCAATTACACCTACAGCGCCATTGCCGGAACCACTATCCAAGTGGGCACCCAGTCAAAGGTTGACGTGAAGTTGCTCGGCCGATTGACCAATTCCGAAACCGGAAATTATTCAATTCTGGAAGTGCCGAAAGTCACGCTATCGCCTTCGAAAGAACTGGCGCTGATCGGCAACGATTATTCCGAATTTGAACTAACCGGAAATTGCATTTTGCTGGATGGCCAGGCCGCCGATTTGTATTTGCGCGACCCGGTTTCTTATACCTAACCATGCGTTTAATGCAGGCCGCCAGGCTGACTGATAAAACCGTCGCGGTAGTGCATGAATTGCGCGTCCGCGACGTTCGGTTGTTGATCAATCCGGAAACCGGTCTATCGGCCAAACCCTTGGCCGATTTGCTTGGCGAGGATTTTTTAACCGCCGAGATTTTTCTAAAAGAGCTGGTGGCGCTGCCGGCCGGATTGACGTTTTCTGACATTACCGGCGATCAGCTGGCCGAACTGATGGCTGTATGGGATTCGGTGAATGCCCGGTTTTACAAGCAAACTGGAGTTGGAAGATCCGCCGGTAATCCTGGCCGGAATTTAGACGGCGCTTGTGCGGCGTTGATTGGCCTGGGCCATGTCAATGTTTGGGACTATGGCTGGGGGTTTTTTATGACCGTGGTTAATTCGATGCGGGCTAAATAATTACCGGCGTGTCAGCAGGCCATTTATAGCCAGCACGACATTCAGTACCAATAAAATCAGCAATGGCCACCAGAACAGAGGTTTCATCGTCAGCACGGCCAGCACGGCCAAAACCAAGATAGGTTTTATCAAAATAGTCATGGCAAATAACGACCTCAATGTAAAAATCAGGATTAATGGCGAGGATAACACCGGGACGGCCTTCGGTAAAACTCGCGCGGGCATTCAGTCCATCAGCCAGCAATTGGCGGCCATGCAAACCCGATTGCAGCAGCTGGTTTCGCTGAAAATTGGCGAAATCATCGGCAATCAACTCGGCAAGGTCATCCAGACCGCCGACGGCTTTAAAACATTGCAGGCACGTTTAAAGTTGGTATCGGATACCACCGATGAATACAACGTTGCTCAGAAAGAAGTATTCAACATTGCCCAGCGCACACGCGCAAGCCTGGAAGGTACGGCCAACGTCTATGGCAAGCTGGAAACATCGGTCAAACAACTAGGCGGCACGCAGCAAGACGCGTTGCAGGTCACTGAGACATTAAACCAAGCTATTGCGCTCACTAGTCAAGGCGCAGCGCAAGACGAAGCGGCTATTTTGCAATTCAGCCAGGCGCTTGGCTCCGGCGTTTTGCGCGGCGATGAATTCAACAGTGTGATGGAGAATTCGCCAGGCCTGGCAAAAGCACTGGCTGATGGTTTGCAAGTTCCGATTACCGCATTGCGCGGCATGGCCGAGGCCGGCGAATTAACCGCCGACCGCTTGATTAATGCCCTGGGTAAGGCCGCGCCCAGCGTGGCGAAACAGTTCTCCCAATTGCCTGTCACCGTGGGACAGGCATTCACCCAGCTGAATAACGAATTTACCCGGTATATCGGCGAGGCGGACGCCGCCGGCGGCGCTACCGCAAAACTGGCGGCATCTATTCAGTTTGTCGCGGAAAACCTAAAACCGCTGGCCGAAACGGCATTGACGCTGGCAGCTGTATACGGCGCGACTCTATTGCAGGGATTATTGAAATCCAGTGCGGCAATGGTCGATTCGGTGGCCGCTTCTAGGGCAAAAATGCTTGCTGAGCGGGAATTGCTGGCGGGTGAAATCATGCTGGCCCAGCATCAGGCCCAGCTTGCCGCATCTACGTTAAATGCCGCTAAAGCCAACATGGATATGGCTCTGTCTCAAAAAAAAGCGGCCACCGGTTTTTTTGAAACCGCCATTGCTGCCAATAATGCCAAGCTAGCCATTCAAGGTTATTACACCGCATCCACTGCCGCCGCAGAAAAACAGGCCGCATTAGCTGCGCTGACTACCAAGGCCGCCGATGCAATGACTTTGGCGCAAAGAGCCGCTGCGGGATTAAATGCCGCGCTAAATCTGTTTATCTCTTTTGAAATCGGCAAAACAGTTGGCGAATGGCTTAATCAATTCGATCTGGTCAAGGCTGCCGGCGTTCGCCTGGCCGAGGTTCTGACGATCGTTAAGACAGGCGCCGAAGGCATGTTTAACGGGGTTTCATTTGGCGATCGCATCGAGCAAATTAAAAATATTCACGCTGAATATAATGAGCTTGCGGCCAGTATTGGCAAAGCCACCATCGAGCAAAATAATAATACCGATGCCGGAAAAGCCACGGCATCGCAAATGCAGATTCAAACTAACAATGCGGAAAAGTTAGCAAAGACATATCGTGCCTTGGCCGATGTCGCCGAATTTAAAACTAAAAGCCAGTTGCAGGTCATAGATGACAATAAAGACGCGGCAGTGGGCAAGGTGCAGACGAGCATTACCGACGCCGGCGGTGTCGACCGATCTCGCCAGCGCGAGTCTGAAATAACCCGTATCTCAATTCAGGCGGATCAGGAACGCTCAAAAGTCCTAGCGGACAGCACAAAAAAGCGCATCGACCTGATCGACCAGGCCTATAAAGCCGAAATCGCCTCGGCGGCAAAATCGAAAAAAGACGTTAGCGAGCTGAATCAGAAATGGCTGGCCGATAAGCAAAAGGTTTTATCCGAGTGGGTCGACGCCAGCCGCAAATCCATCGCCGAACTAACGGCGCTGGAACAAAAGCATGCCGAGACCGCAACGCAATTACGCAACAGTGTTGCAGAAAATCAGCAAAGCAGGCGCGAAAAAATCGCCGGTTTGAAAGGCGAAACTAATATTACCCAGGCTAGCGATCTTTACCGGTTGCGTAACACGCTAGGCGAGTCTGATTTACAAAGTAAATTGCAAGCCGCGCAAAAATCCGGCGATCTGTCCGGGCAGTTGGATGCGGCAAAGCGACTGGAAGCTGTGTATGAAAAAGTTGCCGACGCTGCAAAATCGGCATTCGATGCGGGCAATATCGACGGCGGACAATTACGGGCGGCTATTTATAATCTTGAATCTGCGGGCAAACAGGCAGATCAGCTTGCATTAAAAGCAGCGAATGACGAACAAGCACAATCTGAAAAATTGAAAGTTTCGCTGGAAGAGCGGAAAGTAACATTGCTTGAGGCAAAAAAGCTGTTGGATGATTTAGTGACCACTGCTCAGCAGGGCATGACATTGGTGGTCGATAGTTCTCAAGTCGATGCGGCGCTTGCCAAAATCAACGAAATACCCGACCAGAAAACTATCTCGTTAAATGTCGACGCCGGCGGATCGAGCGCCCCTACAGCTCCTGGTTATGCCGATGGCGTGCGTTTGCCCGGTTTCGGCGGCGGTGATCGCCGTCCGGCGCTGCTGGAGGATGGCGAAGGTGTGGTCAACAAACACGGCCTCCGCGCTCTAGATGCTGCGTTCGGCCCTGGATTTTTCGATGGCATCAACGCCGGCGCCAGCCCGGTCGAGTTATTGCGCCGCCACGTCGGCACCATGAGATTGGCCGACGGCGGCCGGATCGCTATCAACATGCCCAGCATCGATCTGCCGAACATCGCCGGTAAAAGCGGTTCGCCGATCAATATTCATTTGCCGGACGGCAGTAAATACGGGCCATTCACCGGTTCCGGCGACAGCTCGGCCGCATTGGAGGCAGCGTTACAACGTGAAGTATTGCGGCGGGGGCGCAGAGGATGATCAAGATTGGCGCTATTTCTATACCCGACGAGGCCGCTTTTGACATTCGGCAAAGCTACACACCACTGGGCGGCAAGGCGCTGTTACGGACCAAAAACGGCGCGGCTATCTTGCAACAACGGTGGCAAAAATTGAGTTCGACCATTACCGGCAGCGGCTGGTTGCCGGATGGATTGGATGCCGTGGATGTTTCCGCGTCACAGGCGGTTTATTGCATCGCGCCGCTGTCTGTTTTATCAGCATCCAATGTGATTACTATCCCTCGCACATTTCGCACAGATGGGGATTATGTCGCCCAGGGCGTGGCTATCGTCGGCGGTGAAATGCTGGCAACGCCGGCGGCCGTGGCCGGGCAAGTGGCGACGTTGACGGTAGTGGCCGGAGCGACGCAGTACATGGTGGTTTATTACCCGGTCATCACCGGTTTTATCACCGTCGATCGGCAATTCGACGAAGCCAACCAGCTGCAAAGCTGGACGATTGACGTGCAACAGGCCTGATCGTGTTTAATGCCGCGCCATTCAATGCATTGGTATTTAACGGTTCCGTGTCCATGGTCTCGTGGCCGCATGGCGATGTGGCGCTGTGGTTTGATCAGACTGTTACCGGCTATGAAGGCGAAGCGGCGATTTGGTTTGAACAGACTGTTACCGATGTTGGCGACGCCGTTGTTTGGTTTGCACAATCGGTTGAAAATCCATCGGGCGATGTTGGCCTGTGGTTTCAACAAGCGGTTATCGATACCGGCGAAGTTAGCTGCTGGCTTTCTCAAACCGTTTTTTCGGTGGCCTCGGTCGCCGCCAGCTGGCCGAATTGGGATGTGATTGTCAAAGTATCCGGAAATAACATCAGCGACAATCTGGTTGACGGCATTCAGATCGATGCACAACGCAGCGCTGCCAGAACCGCCGATTTCAGCGTGTTGTTGTCCGGTGTTATCGATGCATTAAGCTGGGTTGGCCGGCCGGTTTCCATCGATTTCAAACAAGATAGCGGCGCGGTCTGGCGGCGGTTTACCGGCGTTATTTCAATTGCCGTTTACGATATTGCCAGCCATGCTTTGAAGTGCACCTGCAGCGACGATCTGCAGCGTGTTATCGATGCCAGAACCAACGAGCAGCTGAAAACCCTGATCGGCGGTTACTGGTCACCATATGTGTTCAATGAAAAAAACATCGGTTGGAATTACTGTCAGGATTTATTGAAAACGGTGCAGAATTCTGCGGAATTGGACAGTTCCGGCGTATTGAAGGTCAACAGCCTGCAAAACAAAGCCGTGGCCGATTTCAGCTTCGACACCGGCATCATTTTAGATGAGTCGCTGTCGGTCGAATTGACCCAGCGCGCCCAGCTGGTCAACCGCATCGACATCACGTTTCAATCGCGTTTCGAGCGGCTATATCACCGTACCGAGCGCCAGCGCTGGCAATATCCGCACAGCATTGTCGAGTATTACAGCAACACCACGCCATTTTTGAATCAAGGCATGGTGGCCGATGCGGTGGCCAATGCCGGCTGGTCGTTATTGTCGGCGGATTACAGCCCGATCTGGCCGAGCGGTATCTATGACAAGTTTGGCCAGGTTACAGAGAATATTTATTTTGGGTTGTTCGTCTGGGTCAATAATTATCCGGATGCTGTACTGGCATTCGATCTCGATGCCGCGTTTCGCTGGCAACAGTCCGTTACCCATGAATTCAACATAACGGTATCGGCGCCGGCGTCGATTGCCGCCTACGGTGCGCAATTGACCGAGACTATTGACGCCAGCGCGTCGGTCGATAGCGTGGTTTCCGATTGGGGTAAGGCCGGCACCGATCTATCCGTCATGCCGTCCGGCTTCGTCCGCGACGATCAATACAATTATTACCGCGACGAATACCAAAGCGCCGATGTCGGCAATGCGCTCAAAACCTTGGTTGCCGAGGCCGCCACGCGCATAGCCGAATCGCACCGATCTTCACGGGTGGTTTTCAATTTGCCGCTGGCGCCGTATCTGGAGTTGAATCACACAGTGGCGGTCAATGATGCCGACGTTACCGCAAAAGGCATCGTCAACCGGATCAGCGAGCGCTATAGCTTTGATGAGGGCCGCGCGACGACGACGGTCGAACTGGCGATCAGCGCCGGGCAGACTGGCGTTGATATTGTCGAGTTTACCCCGCCTGATTTGGCGATACCTGCGTTGCCATCACCAGCTAACAATAGCGACCCACGCTTTTTAACTGACGTGCCGACCCATATCGGCGGCATTGAAGGTGCGCCGCCCGACAGTGAAGCGTTTTTCGGTTACATGACCAATTATGATCTGATCGGCCCCGGTTCCAACACCTATCCACAAGAGCTGCGCCTGATGTTCAATGCGTTGCCGGACGATAAAACCATCGACATCACCACGCCGATTTCCTATGCCGTTGAAATCGCCGTACCCCATAACACGCTGACAATTCACGCCTGACATGAGCACATCACTACAATTTCATACCGATGCCGGATTGACCACGCCGGTTAGCAGCCACAGCCTGAATCATTTGGTGGATGGCAGCGGTGACCCGCAAGGCCTGGTGCTGTACCTTGGCAGCAGTAATGCCGCCAATAAATTTCAGAATAAGACCAGCCCTGGCGTTACGGCGCTGTCTGTCAGCATCGTTAATGCCACGGCGTTATGGACGTTGAACACGGCAAAAGTGGTCAACGATAAGGTGCGGACCACGGCAAAGAATGGCTATCGCTATAAGGTGCAATCGATTACAGGCGATGGTTTGACTGGCGCCACTGAACCGACCTGGCCGACGACCATCGGCAATACCGTGGTGGACTATCATGTGACGTGGGTAAACGATGGCAAGTTGCATGAAGCGACCGAGATTAAGTTGGCTGCCAGCGACGGCGGATTAACTGGAGCAACGCCTGGCGCATCGTTGAGCGTTGGCGCGACTATCAACGGCGGATCGGCCAATGCTGTTGCAATCCACATGTTGATCGATGATGCCACGGCGGTGATTGGTGCCGCGACCGAGCTGGGCTTGGCGGTTAAAAACGTCGAAGAATCGCCGATCTGATGAGCATCAAAAAGCAAATCAATGCGCTGGTGGCCGAGGATGGCAAGTGGCGCCAGCTGTTGCCGACAAAAGTAAGCCGCGAGCCGATTCCGGCCAAATTGGGTGTCGCAAAACAATCGTCAAATCCGACTGCTGTAAATAGCAATATCAGAACTGAGTCGATCACTGTTTATTCGCATCTGATCATCACCGAAGATGGTGCGTTCGAGCGGCCGCATGGTTGGCCGGCAAATGGTAGTTATCCAGCCGGAACTCCAGTTCCATCGCCACTGCCGAAGTCACTCATCAATTCTGGCGGCGTTTTATCGCTGGATGTGGACGCTCAATATTATGAGCAAAAGCGGGTGCATATCGTTTGTTTTGATGTTTCTGGATCGTTATATGAGGATCGTTATTTGATCCCGTTGGCGGCGCCGTTTTCCGGTTATTACCAGGGCATTGCACGTCATGCGTCCGGTGTTTGGTTTCCTAGCATGCATTTGATCAGCGCCGCTGATTTGGCTAAACCGTTGGCGGCGCGCATGTCGGCATTGTTGAAGTCTGGGGTGGTCAATGACAACTAACGCCGGACAGCCGTGGACGGGTAAAAACCAGGCGGAGCGCATCCTGTTTGGCAGCCAGTTTGTGACTATTAAAGACAAATCGGCAACGAGTTATCGCTACCGGTTTAAAACAAAAACAGACAGCACTCGCAAGCTGGTTTTCCTGGCGGGCCGCTATTATTGGAAGGGCAAAGCGGAGTGTATTTCGTGGTTGATCACGTATAAGTTTTTGGATAGTCGCTATCATCCTAATAATGGATATTCAGAAATCACATTTTACAAAAAGGGTGTTGAAAGTGTCGTTTCGCTATCCCGTGATGCCTTTATAGCGGCTGCGGCGTTGGTAAAAATTAATGGTTCGGCGTCATATGTTGTTTTAAATCAATCGTTGCCAAAACTGCGTCTTACTGTCGATCAGATTGAAATGCCGGCATCGCTATCGCTCGATATTCTCAGCGAATCAGGCGCATTGATTTCAACTGCTGCTATTTCGGTTCCTGATAATTTAGGCGTGATTGCCTCCGGGTTTGCAAAAGACGGCCGGCGGGTGTGTTTGGCCGTTATGCTTCCGGACTATACGCAACGCATTTACATTCTGACTTTTTCGTCGAATTTTAGCGCCTACACCCTTGACGCTGTTGGTGCTGCTCGTGATTTTCCTCGGAAAACAGTCACCACGGATTGTACGATTACTGGCATTGAGCCAGCCGATACTACGTATGTTCAATCAAGTTCGGCATCATTAAACGGATCAAAGGGGATACTGGCCGTGCGAGCCGACGGCGATGATTTCTGCGCTATTCAGTTGAGCGCGACGAATGTTTCAGCCGGCGCCGGCGGCACGCTGGTGGTTGGTAATAATCCGGAGCCTTGGACTGATTGGAACGGATCGATGAATACCGCAGTTGGTAAAACGTATGCGTATGATCTGATATCGGTCACGGCTGCCGGTGTCGATATTGTCATGACAACCGAAAGTTTTGAGGCGTCCGAAGGCTTTGATGCAACGTGGAATTATCCGGCGCACAGTTATATCTACAATAACGTTCTGCCGTTTGTGCAGTTTGTCTATTACTCGGCGCATAATAAATGCCTGGTGTACAAGAAGAAGCTTCACACTTATGGTGAGGTTGGGTCATTCTTGCTTTCCGATGGCGTCGGCTTTAAATCAATCACTTGGATCGATAGTTGGGCTGTCGTTTTTCAGAATCTCGCCACGGCGTCCATGCTGTTTAGCAATAGCGTAGATCTTTCGTCATCCGGGACTTATAGCGATATTTCTGTCGGCCTCAATACCTCGTCGGCCTCACTCACCCAGTTTTTCGAAAACCCAACGCTTGAGTGCCTATTTGATAATTTTGATAGCGCTATCAATCTGTCCGGCGATGTCGATGCTAACGGCTATATGGCGGACAATGATCGGCTGTTTATCGGCTGCGTATACCTGGATTCAGATTACCCCAGCGTCGGCAAAACGATCTATTTAGACCTGGCCGCCATTCGCAATGCCGGAGCTAATCAAGCGATTGTTGAGGATGGCCGGCTGGATTACGTGACTTCGTCACATGAATATTTACCCATTTCACTGACTCGGTAGGCGGGCATGACTATTAGCATTTTAGATAGAGAATTTAGAAACAATGCGGCTGTTGGTATTTCAAGTGGGATAAGCGACGCTGCGACGTCCGTGACGGTTGACGACGGATCGGTTATCAATCTCACAGCCGGAAAACATATGATCGCAACATTGCTGGAAGGATCGGCGATGGAAATCATCTTGATCACCTCGCAAACAGGGGCGACATTAACCATTGAGCGGGCGCAGGAAGGAACGATTGCGCAGGCGTTTACCGCTGCGGCAACGCTGGAAATTCGGCCTACTGCTGGCTCTCTGTCCGGCATTCTGGATTATTTGATAAGCCTGCTACCTGCGCCGCCAGCGTTTCCGGTATGGGGCGACATCACGCTATTTTCGTACGATTCTATTTCAAACGATGTAACGGCATCTGTTGGCGCTAATGGTTGGAGTTTGAAATTTAGCACCGATGGCTTTCATATGTACATTATCGACGCCGCCTGGTCGTTGGTGCAGCGATTTACTTTGTCAACAGCCTGGGATATTACAACGGCCGCTGCGGCTGATACGCTTTCTGCGGGCGGTGATTCTGGCGGGTCGGTGTGTTTTTCAAATGATGGTACAAAAGCTTATTACTTGATTCAGGGATCTACGACTAACATTAAGCAATATGCGCTATCTACGCCGTGGGTTTTGGCGTCGGCATCCTATGTCGCGCAATCGCCCGATATGAGCTACCCGGTTTTAAATAATCCAACTGACATGGTAATGTCATTGGATGGTACAAAAATGCTGATATGCAGCGAAGGCGCTAAGAAGTTGTTGGCATTTAGCCTTTCTACCGCATTTGACGTTTCAACGCTATCTACTACGCCAACCGGTGAGCTATTTCCAAACCATGTTGGGTTTTATTTCGTAGCTGCAAACGAGGATTTTTCAAAAATCTTGTGGACAGCACAGAACACCTCGCCTTCGCCTGGCATTGAGCAGTATTCAGTATCGACACCTGGCGATTTATCAACCGCTACGCTTTTAAATAGGCAACCTACAAGTTCTCCAATCACGAATCACAATGGCATATTTGTTGGACCGACCAAAATCTATTTTCTGTCGAGTGGCGTTGTTTATCAATTTTCATGGTGATGGTGCATTGTCTTTGCTTATGTGCAATTAAGTTTTGCATTTAGCAAACTAGATTTGCCTCAAATATCGCGCATAATTAACTTCATTTATCTCGCGCGGCATCAATAAAGGCCGAATACACAGCGGCAAAACGGTTAAACTATTCGCTCAGCCAAAAGCACTATCGCTGGCTCCAATTAGCCCTGGTTAATGCCACTCGTCAATCGCAAGCCCAAACCCGACAAAAAATCGCAGCCCTCGTTAACCTCAACCGCCAGACGCGGCCTGCTGGATATGATCGTCGCCTGCCTGTTGTTTTCGATGATGAATGCCAGCGTTTATGCGATTAGCGCTTTCGATAGCGACGTACCCGCCAGCGTCACCAGTTTCGTTCGCATACTGTGCAATCTACTGATATTGGCGGTTCCGGCCTTGATCGGCGGCAACCCGGGAGGTTTGTTCGGCGACCGCCGTGCCTCGCTATGGCTGCGCGGTTTGTTCGGAGCCCTGGCCTTGATGCTGTCTTTCGCCGCCATCAGCAGAATCGGCCCCGGCGAGAGTGCGTTTCTCAACGCTTGTAACGGCGTATTCGTCGCCATATTGGGACCGCTGGTACTCGGCCAAAGGACTTCGCTGCTAGGTTGGTTGGCGATTATCGGCTCCCTTCTCGGCGTATCGCTGCTGTTTACGCCCGGCGAGGCTAGCGCCGATTTATTGGGACGGGCAATGG